GGTTAAAACCGTTATTGGGGCCCCACCTTTACAGGTGTATTCCCTATGCCAAACCCTAATCCCTTTCCTCTTTGTTTTACAAAGATAGTGAGAGTATAGTTATTTATTAACTGGGACGGCTAAAGTATGTGAATATTCATACCTCAACCCAAAGTTGAGTCTCTGGTGATACAAATCTTAGAGCGCACGGTATTATCAAAACTGTCTCCATGATAGGTGGTGAGAAACAAGAACCTTGTTAACAAGTTATATTTTAAAGATATAACGTTGTTAAGTGGTTATTGTCAATCTTGCCTTACTTGGATCGGTATTATATTTATAGAACCACACGCCGACTCACTATGGAACTACACGAAAGTGGAGTTATCCGAAAGGAGAAACTTAAGTTTCCCAGGTCAGGGTAGTCTATGAAAATATAAATATGATAATATCTCCGTCAAAGGGTTAGATTCCCTTGTGGCGAAGACCTTGCGAGGTAATATAACATTAATTATGAACAGAAATAAAATTCCATCCTTAACTAATACTATATTATTCCCTGAGATTATAGATTCACGTAGAGATAATAATCCTTTTACATATTTAGCTAATTCGAAAGAGTTAGATAGATATTTTCAAGTATTAATTTCTCTTTATCCCATTTCCGATTCGAGGTTGCTACACGGTACTCTGAGATTAAAGAATTCTATTGATTCTCTTTGACGTAACAATGGTGCTAAATACACTGTTGAATACTTAAAAGAGGCCAATAGACTCCTTCAATTCTTTGTTGCCGGTAACCCCCAAAGCGTAGAATCACCAGATTTGCGTGTAGGGGCTCCAGGGGGATTACCCATAATAATACCTGCGAATTTCCGTGACTTGATTATTAATAATCAAAATCACCGAGATTTTCAGAATGTTATTAGAGTAATTTTCGCGCTATTAGGTTGTTATCGATTAATAAGATATCCTGGTACTCTTAAATTAGAAACTATCGTGGATAAATCAGAATCTCAAGGGTTAAACCCTTGGGAAATTGGTTATACACTTAGTCTAAAATTTAAATCAATCTTTGATAAAACAAAGATTGGTGAGTATCAGTATAACTTATTGACTTTAACAACCGCAGGACCTAATAACCGTATATCTGTACTATCAGCTCCCATTGATGCAATTGCATTAAGAGGATCTGACATACTTAATGATCTTAAAGTGTTATCTGATTTCTTCAAAATAGGTGTTCATAACCTATTGATGAAAGAATTAGATATACTTAGCGATATTAAATGTAAAGGTACGGAGCTATTAAGTAAGCTCTCCATTAAGGAAGAGCCTGCTGGTAAAAGGCGAGTCTTTGCTATCGTAGATATATGAACTCAATCTGTATTGAAACCAATGCACGATCATATCTTTTCAATTTTAAAATTGATAAAGGAAGATGGTGCATTTGATCAAATCAAACCAGTTAAAGCCCTTCTATCACGCGGAGTGTCAAAAACATTCTGCTATGATTTAAGTGCTGCAACTGATAGATTTCCGATCTCAATACAAGTTGACGTTTTGTCTTTCTTATATAATAGGGAAGTTGCTAATGCTTGGAAACAAGTATTAATCAACAGACCTTACTATTTAAAAGAGACAAATCAATCATATTTCTATGGTGCAGGACAACCCATGGGTGCTTTAAGTAGTTGAGGCGTTTTCTCTCTTTGCCATCATGTTATTGTCCAGTTAGCAGCAACTCGTGTAGGGATACGTCAGTGATTCACTGATTATGCTCTACTAGGTGATGACATTGTCATCACTAATGAGGCTGTTGCTAACATGTATTTTCACATAATGACCGAAGAATTAAAAGTCTCAATTAATAAAAGCAAGTCCTTACAATCAGATCATGGTGTTATGGAATTCGCGAAACGTATCATAGGCCCAAAAGGAGATTACTCTCCCGTTGGTCCAAAGAATGTTTCCTTGTTCTTAGCTAATAAACTTCATATTCCCTCTCTTCTTATAGATTTGAGAGATAAAGGAGTTGGCATTGATTATTTCTTCGTTCGTAAACTACTTACCACATTAAAAGCGAAATCACTGTTCAGGTTTACCTGATCAGAGATTCACGCTATGATATGGAGTTTAACAGAGCCTTTCGGCTTCCTAAAATCTCATACTCTTACTCCGTATAAATGGAGGCAGAGTATTGGGAAGTTAGAAGCGGTCGGGTCTCTAGAAAAACTATTAGTATTTATGAAGGAAGAATGGTCTCTAAACCAGGAAAAGGCCTTAACAGTATGTAAAGATTGTATTGATAAATATGACGGATTCGTCCATCTACATGATACCTTCATCCATACAAATATTATACCGAGCCTGAAAGAGCAGAAAGTAAAATTGGTTGAGGAATATTTAAGAATAACAAGTCTTAAATACCCAAAAATCGATTTTAGAGTTGAATATCCTCGTGTCAGATCTAGCTATTCCATGATGGAAACATTATGGGATGGTGGGTTTGACGCGATTCCTTCAACTCCTGCTTCTCCAGACTTGATATTGTATATTTATTCAGATGAGGGGAAAGTCAGACTTACGCGTACATTTAGTATGCTTAAACCTGATTTCATGTTAGGAGAAATCCTGAAATACCTATCGGAAAACCTTCCGCCAATAGTTCCAATGACTTCCATTTTCGCCGACAATAATGTCAACCGTAGATCACTGAGACATGTTAGTTTTAGATTCTTAAAGAAATTTATGAATTTTAAACACTAGTCCAGTGTACTGTGTTAGCCAGTAGCGTTCTTGGTGTTCCTCGATCCGGAGACGGATCGTGAAGGGAAGAATTTTCTTACTTTTGTTCTTAAATAAAGTAAGGGGTCTTTACCATTAATATATTAAGGTTTAGATAGGGTGTTTAACCCGGATATGTAAAAAAATAAGTTAAGGCGGTTACATACGTCTAAGAGTGCTATTAAACGTTCTGAAAAGATCAAGTGAACTATTCAAAACGTCTCGTCTACGAAAGTAGGTGGGGCGTGGTTTGCTTTGTAATAAACGGCTAATAGCTTGTCTTAGAGTTCTGTAACCTCCACTTATTTTTCATGATATCC